AGGTTCAAATTCTGATAAATTAACTTCATGTTTTAAAAATAACTCTGTAGCTTCAGGAGATTTATTATCTTCTTCGTTATAGTTAGCTGACCAACGAATGTAGTCAGGACAATTACCATTTTTGTTTGGAGTGAATAAAAACTTAAAGAACTCGTCGTGTGGAATCATGGAAATTCTATATTCATTGTTTTCTAAATTAGACGCATCTACTAATGCAACCCAATCACACATCATATGCTTACACTTTAAACTCCAGGCTCCTAGTTTGCCATCGGTAGATTTGTTTGCTGTTTTGACTTCGATGCGACCAGTAAAATTTACTTTACCTTCAACATCCCATTTACCGTTAACAGATTTGCCTTCGGTAAGACTGACGATTTGCGATTCACCAATCGCGCCGATAAGTGATCTATACAAATCGTCAGTTCCACTTAACTTGCCTTCTTTATGAAGATTGAGCGCTCTAAATAACAACTCATTCAAATTATCCATAATGTGTCCATTAATTTAATTTATAGAACAATTATAATCTATGTCATAAAGAATGTCAATAGTTATTTTAAGATTACTCTCCAAACATTTTGTATTCTGCTGGATTTCATTATTTCATGTAAGTATTTCATCCGGTCCTCACTAAACTTTGTATTTTACAGGATCCCATAGATTTGTTACGAGTTGCTGTATCTAAAAAAGAAATTCTTATTCCTTCTTTAATTCTAAGCCCGTGGGCATAGAGTCCTAAGTTATCAGATTCGGAGTTTATAGTTTTATCTATATACTTCTTTACTGGACAATGTTGTATGAATTCACCTTCATATACATTTGTTCTTGTGTGGAAGATAATTCTTCCTGTCTCAGTAATGTTTATATCTTGTATAGATTTTTGCGAGATGTGGTCTGCTGCCATCACGGCAGTAGAGAACAACAGGCTAAACATTACTGATAAAGTTACCTTTATCATTGGCGTTCTCCTTGTTTGTTTATGTTACACTAATGAAACTGTAATGTTACATTGGTGTTACAATTATTTATACAAAGAAAACTGTAAAGAGTTGAAATTTATACAACTTTTGGTGGAACTACTGTAGCAAATTGTTTTACTGACTGCAATTTATCTTCAGCTTCCGCTAATTTAGCCACTTCTCCATCTATTGTTTCAATAGTACCAGCATGTTCTGCTACTCCAACTCCATTCTCTAAAAATATAGCAATGTTTGCTCTTGCTTCAGAAATTTGAGCTTCGTACTTTGAAATTAAGGCATTAACTAATACTTCTTTAAGTGCCATAATATTATTCTCCTTTTAATTTTGGTAGGATACCATGATTACCTTCATGAGATGGAGCCGTCCATCCTTCAGGTTTCATAAGATCAGGTAATCCTAACGGGTTGGGCCTTCCTTCCTTTACTCCAGGACGTTTGGCCATGTTTGCTTTGAGAACTTCGTCCCAAGCTTTATAAGGGTCGACTCCGAAGGCATCAAGAGTACCGATTGCCACTACACAAAGGTCAACTAAACCATCTACGATTTCTTCGGAGTCGATAACTTTTTGGGCTGATCTTGTTTCTTCAAGTTCTTCTTGTAGGAAGTCTACTCGAAAACGCAAGAACGCCTTTAGTTTATTAATATCTGCGTCTTCAACCCAATCATGTGTTTTATACTTGGATTGCATTTCATTAATGTCTTTTACCCAATCTTTACTCATTTGGATATCCTTGTGAAATATAAACACCGATAGCACCAATCTGTCCTTCGGTTAATTGTTTTGCTGTTGGCCACATCATCATAGATTGTGGTCCGACTTGCTCACCTGCTTTATACGCAAGTAACTTAGAAATAATTTCATCAGCAGTTTGTCCTTGTAGTTTAGGACCGATACCACCTTGACCCTGAGGTCCGTGGCAAGCTGCACAAGTATTCATTGTTGGTCGAATACTCGCAAACCTATCTTCAGCCATTGCGACTGATGTAATTCCTAATAAAGCAGTTGTTAATAAAATGTTCTTCATAGTCTTTCCCTCAGTTCTGTAAAGCCACCTATAGCTTCTTCATTCATAATAATTTGTGGAAACGTTCTTGCGGTTGGAAATATTTTAAAAAATTCTTCTTGTGAATAATCATCACCTAGACTTAGATATTCAAACTCTAATTTCTTAGATTCACATAACTGTTTTGCCATATTACAATATGCACAATTATCTTTGCCGTATATCTTTATCATACTAATTTTAGCCCGCCTTTATCTGGCATAACTAATCCTGTTGTTGCTTCAATCACTTGCTTCTTTAACTCATCCATTGGTTCTACTACAAACATAACATGCGCTTCAGATATTGAAATTGGTTTTCTTTCGGCATAAGGTACGAATGGAACCATTCCAATTTTACCTTCTCCTGCTGGAACTAAAAGAATACCATCCGTTAAGGTATAGAATCCTTTATCATAAACTACTTTTGCTACAACCTCTTCACCGGTTGATAGTCTTACAATTTGTACATCACTCATTAGTGTTCTCCTATTATTGTGGCTATTATACCACACTTTAAATTAAATGTCAATGGTTTAACTGAAAAAATCTTCAATTGTATCTCTCTTCTCAGCAGACCATCCAACTGCATCGAGAATTGATTGAATAGGACTCAAGAATACTTTATCAAACTGAAGTTCAGTATCAATGTAATTATGTAGTCCTAATTGTTTTGGTAATAGACCTGGAACCGAGATTGCATTTTCGCGAATCGGATTAGGTACTTTCAGATATAATAACTTGACTTTGTCTCCACCTTGAATCGTCTCAAACTTCTTATCAAGACCTTTCTCTTTGAGGAAGTGGTTATACATCAAGGATCCACGAACATGCATTGGAGTACCTTTTCTGTATATAGATCCTTTGTCTTGGTACTTTTTGAGTTCAGAAACACCAGAAGTCTTTGCGATAGCAATAGGATCAAGTTTACGGAACTCTTCTTTGAAATCTCGAATAAAGGATTGAGTTGTTGATTCATCTGTATTCATAATAACTTCAAAACATTTCTTCAGTTTATCACGACAGATTTCAGGAGTTGAAGATCTTACTGATTCCAATCCTGTCACTGATATCTTAGGAGTATCATAATGTACACCTTCAGAGTTTAGTGTATTTAGAATATATCGTTTCTTAGCAACAAAGATACCACGGTGAGCAATCTTTTCACGTTTCATTACCATTGCGTTACGATATGTACCTAAATCAGCTGCAAGCTTTTCATAACCGTCTTCGATAATTTGTTCTATCTTTGTTGAACATACTCTATCAAGGAACTCTTCACCTTTGTCTTTATCAATATCAGTTGTACCAAATACTTCTTTAATCAGCGGACCGAAGTCAACATAGATAGAGTCAGTGTCAATATAAATGATATAGTCAACATCATCGGTACCAAGAATTTTGTTTAGGTAATCATTCACTGATTTCTGAGCATATCGGATACTGAGCTGACCACTTGTCGTAATCGCTTCAGCCATGTCGTTAATATAGTATAAGAAATATACGTTAGCAGTTGCACCATACAAACTGTTCATGGCAATCTTAATTGACATTTGCGAGTTATGTAATTGGTTGATCTCACGCTTTAACCTTTTGATTTCATCAGGATCTTTTTCAACCTCGAACTGTTGTTCAGCCGCGATCATCTGCCTTTTAATAATAGAACGGTTTCCGTAATATTCATCAATGATTTCAGGAATGATTCCTAACTTCTTATTAGAAAAGCAAACGCCATTAGCAGCAACTGAAACATTATCACGATCATTTTGGTATTCACCTTTGAGTACCATATCTTGAGTTACATATTCACGATCATCAGGCATATATGTTTCGGGCGACATATTAAATTGAAGCATCAGGTGAGGATATAGAGAGTTAAGGTCAAAAGATACAACCCAAGGATGCATTCCAACTTTTGGATCTTTTACATAACCACCTACAAGATCTCCAGCTCGAGCTCCTGGCCCACCTTTAAGTGGAGGAACGATTTTATCTTTCATCAGTTTACGATATATGGTTGCTTCCCATATACCAACAGTACCAAACGCGTCTTGATAGTTAACACCACCGTCATATGCAACTGTCATAACTAACGCAAGCAATCCTGTCTCTTCTTCGAGACGAGCAATCAGTTGAGTATCTTTTAAATTATAGTCAAGATATAATTGAGGATTCTCTTCCCATAATCCAGTAAGTGAACCATATTCAGTGTAATCAATTTTCTTTTCACCAAGAACAGCATAAGCAATATGATCTAACTTATATGATTCTTGAGGACCGTACTTATAACCAAACTTTTTAAAACAATCCATATAGTCAATAACAGCAACACCCATAATAGAATATGTTGAGTTGACTTTACCAAAAATTTCTCGAGATCTTTGTTTGATTGATTTGTGTGGAGATAACCGTCTTGCAGTATCTTCACCAAGTAAAGCTATGATACGAGTTACGATGTATTGAATATCAAAGTACTCTACGTTCCAACCTGTGACTACATCAGGGTAATCAGTTGTCCACAATTTCATAAAGTATTGAAGTAAAGCACGTTCACCATCAACACCATCAAATAATACAAACTGAATCTTGTCTTGAGGAATATCAGTAACAGTTTTTGTCTTGTCATAAGCTTTACGACCGAGTACATAATATACATCGTCTCGAGAACTATGATATGCAATAGATGTAATTGGCTTATCAGCAGATTCCATATTAGGATAACCATCGCTGATGTCAACCTCAATATCAAACGATACGATATTAACCTGACTTACATCATAGGTTATCTTATCAGGATACTCTTCTTGAATAAACTGTGTAACATAATTTGTTGAACCAAAAGTCTTCATACCGTGAACACCTTTGTATTCTTCGATGAAGTTCTTGGCTTCGCGCATATCACCGAACTTATGTGGAGATACAGGAAGATTGCCTTCTAACGAACGATAACCTTCTTCTCCTGCTTTCGGAGTATGAACATATAGTGTTGGTTGAAAAGGTACGCGATACGAAAAACGCTTGCCGTTTTCATAACCACGATGTAAGATATTATTACCATACCTTTCAACGGATGTATAGAATTTAGTCAATGCCATAATGCCTTTTTATATTTGAACAACCATTATAATCTATTTGACGATGAATGTCAATAGTTATTGCGCCAACTCCGAGAAGTTCTTGATCTTCTCAAACTTAAGGTTGTTCTCAAACTTTTCTGCGAACTGATCGCCACGATGTGATATCACAAAGATGTTGTCATCGTTATTCAGTCCATGTAATGTCTCAATCAAACTTTCAATACCGACACCGTCTAATGCACCGTCAAGAGTTTCATCAAGTATCAATAGATTAGTTGAAACAGAAGATCTTAGTTTAGCAACCGATCTCCAAGCCAACATAATTGATAATGTGATACGTAGTTTCTCACCTTCGGAAAAACTAGCATAGGTGAACTTGTCTCTGAACCTTGAACGTATTACTTCATTGAATTCTTCATCAAGCTGAAAGTCAACGAATAGATCAAACGCAGCAAGATACTTGTTGATAAGTTTATTAATAACGGGTATGTACTGAGAAATGATCTTTGCCTTAATACCACCATCTCTTAAAATGGTTTGGACAATATTGAGTACTTCATGTTCATCAAGTAACTTTGTTCGTATCTCAACTTGCTTATCTAATTTCTTTTGTAGTTTCTCAAGCTTGGTTGTATCAACTTCATCAACTTCTTTCTGAGCATTGTCGAGTTCTTTCTTATATGCAACTAACGCATTCTTCGACATTTTGATTTCAGCTCGGATCTCAGAGATCTTAAAGTTAACTGATTGAATCTGTTCTTCGATTTTTGAAATAGATCCAAGACGATCTTGATGCTTCTTAATTGTTTTTGCTATATCAACTAAACCTTTTTCAATACCAGCTTTCTGTTGATTCTTATCTATAATCTGTTCTTGTTTGAAATCATGCGCAATACCTTGCTTACATGTTGGGCAATCATCGTTATGTTCGTAAAACGATAGTTCCTTTTCAAATTGTACTCTACTTCTTTCGAGCTCAGCTCTCTTTTCAGTTGCATCAGCAAACTTTGATTTCTCATCAGGTTTATCAGAAATATCATCGTAGAGTACTTTCATAATCTCATCTTGAGTATCAATAGTACCATTCTTAGTTTCTATATCATCAATATGAGTACCCATCTTTTCTTTAATCTTATCGACTTCAACAGTTTTAATTTTACGAATCTCTTCATTGTTTTCTTCAGCAGATTCAATGTTGTTCTCAACCATTTCTATTTCGTATTTGTTGTCGTTAATATCAGTCTTAATACTTGACATACGCTCTTTAGCTAATGTACCCATAACAGAGAACACTTGAATATCCAATAGGTCTTCGATAATCTCACGACGTTGATATGCTCTCAATTCCATAAAAGGAATATAAGTAGCAGAACCAAGTACTACGATTTGATTGAATGCTTTAAAGTTGATACCTAGAATAGAATCTTCAAGGAACGCTTGATAGTCTCGAACAGATGCATCTTGATTAATCATTGCACCGTTCTTCCATATCTCAAAGAGATTAGGTTTGATACCACGACGAATCATATACTTATCACCACCTGCGGCAAAGTATAGTTCAACGATGAGTTCTTTATTATTAATAGAGTTAACAAGCTGAGCTTTATTAATATTTCTAAAAGGTCGACCGTATAGACCAAACACAATTGCATCAAGCAATGTACTTTTACCTGAGCCATTAGAACCTGCGATTAGCGTGCTAGGTACTTCATTAAGTGAAATAGTAGTAAATACGTTTCCTGTAGATAGTATGTTTTTATATTTAACCTTCTCAAAGTTAATTCTCATAAACTAAGCGCCTCATGATATAATTCATCAACTAATCCTTTTACCTTTGCCTTATCAACATTGGTTTCAAGACCATCAATATATTGAGACAGGATTTCAGTTGTGTCTTTTGTTTCATCAAGTATTTCATCAACACCTTCTGCATCTAAATTCATATGATCATCAACAGCTCTAACGTCAACAGCTCCACACTCTGACATACGACCCATAAACATATCATATAGATAAGCATTGGTACGATTTTGTACTATGACCTTTACATAGGTATCTTTATATTGTTCGACGTCGTAATTAGCAACAGTATCAACTGTCCAATCAGCATCATCATAAAATACTTTATAGAATACACGATTAGGATTCTCAATCTTGACCATCTCTCGAGTTTCAGTATCAAATACATGGAAACCTCGACTACCTTTATAATCAGACCAAGTCATTTCGTATGGTGATCCAAGGTACTCAACATTGCCATATCTTGAAGGATGGTGAAAGTGACCAGAGAACGCAGACTCAAAATGTTTAAACACGTTCATATCAATACCATGCGTACATAACGCACCTTTCATCATCTCAAAACCTTTTACTTCAAGGTGTCCCATCAATATA